AACCTATTCTATCTGTAATAAAGTGAGTTCCATTATAGATTGATGCAAAGTCAGTGGCACCAGCAATAACGATTTGATCACCTCTTCTAAGTCCTACATCACCACTTAGGAAAACTGTAGCAATACCACTTATCGCATCATGGTTTATATTGACAACATTAGTAGAGATACCAACGTGATAAACATGTCCTCCTGTTCCTGAACCATCAGCAGTTCCGTTGACTGTGAAAGTATTTTTATCAGTAACTTCCTTAATTCTGTATAATCCATCATATGATTCACTTGAAACACCCACTATCTCAACTACATCACCAACTTTGTTGTCTATTGCTGAAACTCCAACTGTACAGTCCGTTCCGGGAGTGTGGAAGGGAACTCCCTTTACAGTAAGAGTATCATCTACTTTATAACCTGAACCGGGATTTGATATTTCAACACCACTTATGACGCTTCCAGCATTCACGGTCACATCAGCAGTTGCTCCCTCACCACTACCACCTTCAAGTCTTACATTGAAATAGAACTCAGCATTACCGCTATTTGTACCATATTGTGTGCCACCTGTGATACTCTGTATTCCAACAACACCATTGAATCCATGATCCACTTCTGTGTTAATAGTAAGTGTTCCCGCATTGGATGCTGTAGTATCAATACTCTTTACAACACCTGTGTCTCTTAGAAATGAATTAAGACTTTCCTTGGTGATACTTCTTTCAGGATCGTTAGTTTCAACTTTACCGATCTCATCTCTAACAGCATAACTTACTGCTGCCTTTGGATCAAAGTTTTTGTTATCGACATCTGCAAAGGGCACGATATCAGAAACATCTTGTCCAAAGTAATTTGTTGTTGTAGAGAACGGAGAAACTTCTGGTTGTGAAATATATCCACGTAGTGTTAGATCATACTCACCATCTTGCACTCCTTGCTTATATTCTTGAATTTCTTCAATACCATGTATCTGATAACTAGCATTGAAGTCACGTTTTACGAAGTAAGGACTGAAAGTTCTACCTGAACCAACTACACTTCTATCATGGAATGTATAGGGAACTCCAGTGGTGATTGTTGTGATTCCACCGGGGTTTGTATTCAATCCTACTCTAAATGTAGTATCATTTGGAATTGCAGATACTTCAAATATACCATTGAACCCACTGTCATCAGTTCCAGATGTGTTATTTGAACTTCTTACTCTGTAAACCTGTATAGTTTGACCTACCTTCAAACCATGAGGTTGCTCTGCCGTAATAATACCAACATTACCTCCCCAAGAAGCATTGATGATATTATTTTTCTGCCTTAGATTTGATGTGGATGTAAGAACATTATTATCATTCTGATAGTTAGTGTCATCGGGAACTGAAGATGTTTCTGCAATACTGAACCCTGCTACCGGTGGTGCTGCAAGACTTGAGTCTTGAGATATAACATACTTCAATCCATAATTCTTTTCTGATTCTTCACGCCTATCAAACGATCTCTTGATGAATGATGTTCTAGTTTTTGGTGTTATAGTGCTTTGGTTTGCTACTATAGCACTGGATAAACTATTACCTGCACCGACGTTTATGTGCCATCCTGAGCTATCAAATTGTACGGGATGTCCTATGTCTCCTGCTTCTTTATCTGATACTTTTGATACTATGCGAAGAATACCACCTGAATTATTGATGCCTGTGATCTCATTACCAGCAATGGCATTATTCAAAGTTGATGCTAATTGAATCTGATCAGCATTAAGTGATGCAGTTATAGCATGATAAACTCTATTATATTCTAATCCATCTGGTAATGATCCGTTTTCAGAGTAAACTCTAACAGTCTCACCAGTTATGAACTTATGATCAGACTGTAATGTAAAAGTATTTCCTGTTATACTATTAATACCTGAAACTCTACCCACAAATATCTCTTTCTTACCTGACACTCTTTCATCGGGATCAGTTTGAGGAACAGGCATGAGGATGTCTGCTGCAAAGACTGTAGTGCCAATACTTACATGAAGTTTATCTCCAACTTTACCACCAACATTGAATCCGTTTAGATTTACAGTTGGTTTATTATCTTGATTCTTGAAATCATCTATGTAAATCTTGATATCTGTTGATACACCTACGGTTGCATCTACATCTAAAGGTAAAAATCTTACTGTATTTTCTTTTGCAAAACTTTGTTGTGGAGGATTGATCTCCCTGATGAATCCCTTATCATCTTTGAGAAATGCTTCAAATCTAAACTTATCTGCTTCTAATGACTTAGCACCGAAATTGGAGTTAGAGTTGGTAATTGACATGTCACCACCACTCGTGGCATGGAAATGTTGAGCATAACCGATAGCGAATACTGATACCGCTTGAATTATACCATTATTACTCACTCTTACATGATAGTTTTCGTAAGATGGTTTATGTTTAGCAAGACTATCTGTATGTAAACTTACCGAGGATCCGAGTGCTGCTTGATCTTGCCATACACCTGTCGTAGTGTTATATTTGACATAAGCATTATCGTCTTTATTAAGTGCGATACCAGTAAATTGTGCCACAACCATGGACTTGAATCCAGTTGCTTTACTACCGTCAGCGTTTAGACCACATATACCGAATACAGATCTGATAGAAACATTGAAAATATATGGTGATGCAGATGAAACAGTATCACTTTCAATTTTTACAACTGCATTTTTTCCAGATAAATTTGGTGTTGCTGTGCTAGTAGGTGTTATAGGTACAGCATAAGTGAAAGAAGTGTCACTAAGAATCTGAGATACGATATAACTTCCATCGTAATTTGAATCACCAACGCCATTTATTAATACTGGTGTTCCTACTTCAAAGTTATGGTTGGTTGCTGTGATAACAGTAACAATAGGAGTTGCTGTTGAATCTGTTGGATTTGCACCAGAATATATGTCATTGATAGAAATAGTTCCTACCTGTGATATAGCACCTACAATACGAGTTTCATCAATTGACTTTTCAAAATCTGTATTTGTAGGATAAATTGGTACAGCACGACCACTGTTAGTACCATAAGCAAGTGTCAACTTATAATAATACATGTCAAGGTCGGTGTTACCCTTACCTGCAATAGTATTCACGCCATCAGCGTACTCAAAACATGTTAACTTATGGTGAGAATAGTTTGGAGCATAGACATTTGATGTATAATCTCTAAAAATCCTATCATTTGGATCAGCGTCAAAGAAACTGAATCCATAGAAGAAACACGCACCTGTAACTTTGAATATCGATGCAGTGTCAATATTATCATTATCAGGTTGTGGAACAAACTTTGGTTTTATTTTTGTTTTCCTAAGATCTGATCCAACTAATGAAGTACCACGAGGAACTATTACACCACCACTGGCACTGTTAAATTTGTATAATACATTATTAGGATCTTGAATATCAAAATTACTTCCGATTGATAATTGATCAATTGTTGCTGCAGTACCATTTACATCGGTAAGAGAACCTGATGTATTGATTTGTAATCCGGGTCTGTTATCAATATAATGAATACCGGGTGATACTAAAATTGTTGTTTTATCAAATCTATCGTTATTCTCTCCTACTTGATATGAAAATCTCGCTGCCTCAATTAACGCACGTTGAATAGTTTTAAAAGGTCTTGCTCGACTATTCCCCTTATTACTAATATCATCTGTTGCATCAAGTTCTTCAGGATTAACGTAAATTACATTACCTGTGACATTCTTGAGAAAATTTTCGAGTCTGCTTAACGGCATACCTATAAATACTGACACTATCTCCTTCAACCTATTTATACTTCAGTCATAGAGAATGAAAATAGAATTTGAAAAACAAATAGGTAAAGGTACAGATCCTTGGTATGCGAAAGCAGAAAGATGGGTAAAGAAAAAATTCAAGAACCCATTTTTACAACATCTTGGACTAGGATTTATTGCATGGTTGAAAGATAAGTGGATAGAGGGTAAGATTGATATCGAAATGTCGAATGTAGATTCACAGATTGAAAAACTACATGAGGAATGGGACGAGGAGGAAAAACAACAATTCGCTCCTGAATATAAAGAAACCCCATCTGAAGTGAAGGGGTTGATGGATATGGAAATAAAAAATTCAGTAAAATGGGAGGATCTACCGTGATCTTTTCTTTTTCTTTTTTGAATTCTTTTTTCTATTAAATTTGAAATTTTTATCGCCTGTTATTGCTTGACAACGCCTTATGTGAGAACCGAATTCAATTCTATTATTACATAAATGTCCACACACAGGGCATATTATTTTGCTCATGCATACTATGCAACCAATCTTAATGGCACCGGTGCCTCTTCAACCTTGATGGGATCTGCAGTTACAGTATAATAGGCATTCAATGAACCACCTCCACCGCTTCTTATAATAACTTTCATCCCCCACTGTATCTCTTTTACAAATAATTCCTGAAATGTCCCTATGGGAGTCAATTGTACAGATATTGTTTCTGGTTTGATATTACCCTGCCAACTTTCGGGTAATTCAATGATTCCATCAGTGTGGACTTTTCCACTAGTAGTATAACAATGCATAATGAATTTTCTTTTTATTTATCTACTTTGTAATAGTGTTTCTAGGGAATTCATAATTAGGATCAGTGTAATTACGATCCTCAACTGATAACCCAGAATTTTCATTGAAGTTTGGATCAGGATAATCATATCTATCTTTACCTTCATACTCAGTAAGTAGTGGATTTACGTCTTTTCTTTCACCATAAACATGAAAAAAACAATCTGTATTACCAGATAAGATTATTTTCTCATTGTCAAATTCCATAACAATAATTTTTTGAGTAGATCCAATTGGTTGTATTGAAACAGTAATACTATCTTCATGAACCAAATCTTTCCAGTAGTAAGGTAATTCAATCGTATTTGATCCTGTCAATCTACCACGATAGAAAACAGCAGACTCTGGACCTTCTAACGAAACATGGCGAAGTCTCCACCCTTTCCCTTTAGTAGGATGTTTAATATCAAACGATTTGGGTGGTAAACTATCAGCAGTTGAGAATCTAGAAGCAAGTCTACCTTTATTATCACCATCAATCTTACCACTCACATATAAGTCACCTTGAATATAAACTGCATTTACTGCTTTCTGTCCTACAATGTTAACATCACCCTCAACATCTAATGCTCTACCATCAACACCGGGTTTGAAATCTCCTAAATCTGTACCAACGTTCAATACACCTTTTGCATTAGCAGAGTGTCCACCTATGAAAGCAGGTCCTGTGACTGCTAGAGTGCCATCATAAGGTTTATCTCCATTCTTAGTCGTGATAGATTGATCGAGTTTTGCTGGCATGGACTTACCAACATATATTTTACCTGATGATACTTCTGGTGATTCCATTATTTTCTCTGGAGTTTTTGTACAACTGTTTCTTTTTGCATTGGTGCAACATCATTTAGACCTGTTGCATCAAACCATGGTGCTTCTTCCCAATCAAATCCTTCGCCAAAGGTATTGTCAGGTGCCATAACATACCAATGACATTTAGCATCAGGTATATCTACAGCACACACTGCCCAATCATCTGC